AAGAAAAGAAGGAAAATAGCTGCTACAAGAGATTTCTTATAAGCAGCGATAATCTCATCACTCCAAATTTCTGGGATGAAGGATGCGCCTGTAGTATTTGTTACGTGATTTGAGCCTAAAGCCATTTTGTAAATCCTTTTCTAAATTGTTTTTATATTACCCTGTTCTCTCGATAAGCAATCATAATTTCGTTTGCCATACTATCGTATCGATCAGGATCAGTTTGCATAAGTTTAATAATATCGCTTCGACGATATTTCTTTTTTGATGTAGATTCAGTTGCACCTGATGTCCCCATATCTGCCGATTTAAGTTGTTGCTCTCGGTCTAATTTAGAGGTATCAGTCACTTTCTTAGTATACTCCTGACGTTCAATCCAAGTAGAAAGTAGTTCATCAGCAGAGTCAAAATCATAATCATTCTGTGCCCTGTTATATAACTCTATTCGTACTTTTGATCCATTTACCCAATTACCAAATTCTTGGCTTGTTGCAATTTCACGGAAGTTAGGATACTTCGTAGCAATCTGATTTTGGACTGCTGCTTGTTTCATAGCTATAGACTGTTGTTTAGCATCCTTAATTGCTGGATGTTCATCAATAGCCCGTTTAGTTGCTTGTATAGGATCAGAGTAAAAATCATCATCACTAAGATCTGTTGCTACATCTGTCTGTAAGTTTCTAGAAGTTTGCGTTTTAATAAAGTCATCTACTGTTCGACGTAGTTCGCCTACTTCATTACCTTGTTTACCAATTAGCTTTTCACTTTCTTGGTGCATTGCGATAATATCTTTTAGCGATTTGTTACGGTATTTCTCTGGTAGATCGTCTACAACCTCTTCTTTACTAGTTGAGGTATCTAAAGTTTCCGAGTTGTCAATACTATCAATTGAGTCAGTCTCTAGATCATTAATTAAAACTTCATCTATTACTTGTGCCATATTAAGTCTCCTGTGCATATAAGCATTTTAGGAAAGGAACTAGTTACTTGGCTATCGTAGCTAATCTCTTGGGGTAGCAGCCATTCTGTGCTTTTTTTCCCAAGCGGCTGCTGCACCTGGAAAGCTACCTGAGTATCCTTCTAATGAAATAGTAGGTGTGCTAATCATTCGAGTAGCTTTACTATTGCATATAGAACACTCAGTGTATTCTGTTGTATTATCTACGTACCGTTCGTCTGTATGTTCACAAACAGTACACTTAAAATCAAGCATTATCCGCATTAAGCAACTCCTCATAGGCTTGTTCTGATACTTGTTGTAGAGAGAGAATCCACTGTAAGATATCTAGTTGACCCTTACGTTTATGGAACCCCTCAAAGTTATCAGTACTACTTATCTGGTTTGTTGCTTCATACATCTTTTCCACATCTTCTATTAGATCTTTCCACCCTTTAGAAGACATCGTACTAAATCGTTCTTCATAATAATCTTGTAATTCTCTTTCCAAACTATTGCACCTTTCATAAGAATGTGTTATAATAGCTTTACTTATATAATGATTATACCATAAGATTATTTAAAAGTCAAGAGTTATTTTTACTATTCATTTGCATCTTGACAATTTCCCTGTTTTGTGCACTATCTACTGCTTTTAGATTAAGAGTTTTCTCTTTTAGTAGGAGATCAGCAACTTTAACACGACGTTCAAACTCTTTATCGTCACCTTGACCTGCATCTAGGTTAGTAGATAGAGCTGCAACTAGTTTAGCTTTTACTAATTCAGGCTCAAGCTGTGTTTCAACAGCAATTTGTTGAGCTTCTGCTTGTTGTTTGCCTGCTTTAGTGTTAAGATCTGCAGTTTGTGCTGCCACTAGACCCATTTGTAGCTGTGCTTGCTGCATTTGCATCTGTTGTGCCTGTGGATCTGGTTGTTGTGCTTGAGCTAACTGCTGTAATAGCTGAGTTTTGTTAGCTAAGTTAGAAGTTTCTAGGACACCTTGCATTAAAATAGGAACTAGAGGACTATCTGGACCTAGAGTCTTCATTAAATTGATGAATTGTTGTTGTTCTACTTCTCGAGCTAACATACCTAGAGTAGAAGAAGGAATAAACTTCCAATCTTGTGTCTTAAAGTGCTCAGGATCAAACTGCATGAACCTCCAAGCTGCCTTCTCTACGAATGGAATAAGGAAACTGTCTTGGAAATTTACTAAAGTACGTTTATTTTTCTTGATAATAGCAGAAAGAGCAAACGACATATTAGCACCTTCAGGTTGAGTCTGCATTGCTGCAGTATCCATAGTACCTGTAGCTTGTAATAACATCTGTTCGAACTGTTGTGCTGTCTGAATGTTAGCACCATCTACTGAACCAAACTTAAATGGCATCAAGATTTCTTGAGGATTACCATTAGTAAGAATAGTTTTACCTGGACGTACTTCAAACTTACTACCACGAGGTAGACGAGTAGCATCCATAGCCATCATAGGCACGGTTGCAAGGGCTAAACTATCTAAGTGGCTACGTAGCTGTGCATCGATAGCTTTCTGCATGTTGTAGCCCTTCTCTGCAACGCCACGACCCCAGAAACGATTAGGGATAGTATCATCTTGATAAGCAACTACAGGACGATCTTTCATCATGTAAGGAGTTTTCTCTGCTTTTAGAAGAGAGTGTTCATTAGCAATTACTACTACTGCTTCTACTAGATCACCATACTCTTCCATTAACTCACTTACTTCACCAGACTCATCCTCATCACCAAATAGACTAACAATATCTCCATCTTCTTTAAGAGCAGATTCTAGTAGATTTTTAGGAACTAGACCATAGTAACGTAGTACTCGGATCTTATCATCATTATACTCTGTGTCAATAAAACTAGCTTCTAGATCACTGTCTGGAGTAGAGTCATCACCTAAGTCTTTTACATCACGGTAGATACCTTGATTGATAGCTTGTGCTACAGAATGTGCTGATACAAACTCTTCAATAGCTACACCCATAGCGTCTTCAATAGAAGTCGCATTAGGGTCTATAAGGAAGTTCTGAGGATTAATTGGACGTAGAGCTACTCGTACTTTCTCTACTTCTTGTACACCAATTGCAGATACATCTAAACCTTCAATAGGTTGTGTAGTAGGATAGATCTCTTTAGTCTTCTTAACAGTAATCTCACCAATACCCGTACCGTAGATAGAAGCTAGAAGAATTACATCACCAACTGCTTTGCGTACTTTATTCTTCTTGAAACATTCCTTCATGTAGCGTTTCATGTACTCTATATCTGCAGGATTCTGATCATTCATATCATCTTCGATGTCGAATAGATAATCACCTTGTCCAAAAACTGCTTCTTCTATCTCAGCCGTGTGGTTCTCAATAGCTTGTTGTAGAGCAGGAGAAGTAATACGACTACGCTCTGAGTTACGAGTAGAGTCCTCTGCAGCCCAGATACCACGCCATAAACGTTCGTATTCTTTCCAGTCAGAGAGATAGTTATCATCACGGTGGTCTCGCCACTCAGAGACATTATCGTTAATCCAATCTACTAGTTTATTAGAACTCATTTATCTATCCTCTTTTAAAATCCACTAACTCTGTCTAAAGGTTCGTACTGCTCTTCACTATCGTAATCGTGAAAGTATTCTACTATCTGTATCTGATCTATGTATGCTACCGCATCAATCAAGTCATCGTGTAACTGTGAGTTAGGGAAGTTGACTAACTGATCAATAAACTCATTGTTCCAAGTCCCGTAGTTTAGCGAGACTTTTCCGTGTTCAAAGCGACCTTGAAGAGCCCAGACAATTCGATCTGTTTTCTTTTGGTTACCATGAGTAACGTCATCAATCCTAAAGTAGTGATTGTGCCTACGCATAAGGTCAGTAAGGTAAGGTAGTGCTGCATTTTTTAGACTCCCTTTTTCAATACCAACTGCAACAGGTTCGTACTTAACAACTGCAGACATTATCTGAGAACAAGTCTCTTTAATATCCCACCTACCATGGAGTACATCAGCAATCCACCAACCACCATCGTGGACCTTGACTACAGCTATAGCCGTTTCATCCAGCTTTTTATTCTTGTTACCTGATTCTCTATCCACATTGATAAAACCAGCCAAGTCAACAGCAATGAAATAACGACCTTCACTAGGCTCTTCTTCATCTATATGTACCCACTCTTCTTTAAATAAATCTCGTGATGCAGCTTCAAACGAAGCCATAAACTCTTGTCTAAACGCAAAGCTAGACATAGACAACTTAGCTGCTTCAATCTCATCCTTTGGAAGGAGAGGATTATCATAAGAAGTATAATGGAACGACTTCCAGTCAGGATCCTTCTCACCCTCACTGTACTTAAACAGTTCGTAAAAGTGGTTCCTACCTTTAGGAGTACCAATAAACAAAGCACCACCTCGAACGTCTGCTAGAGCAGGTCTTAAGATCTGTTCGAATACCTGAGGTTTCATGTCAGCGTATTCATCAATCACTACATATGCTAAACCTACACCCCGAAGAGTATCTGGTCTATCAGAGCCCTTGAGATAAATCTTACGACCATTAACAAGAGTTAACACCGAAGTGTTCTCGTGGGCAGATGCTGTGACATCTCTAGCTATCTCTTTAAGAAGAGACCAGAGAATATCCCTAGCCTGCTGATAAGTAGGTGCTACATAGAACACATCCTTCTCAGTACTCTTCAGTGCCTCAATGATCAAGGTCCAAGCTGCTAGTCGAGACTTACCAAAGCGTCGACCTGCTGCTACTACTTTGAACCTATGTGGATCGTTGAATATCTCTAATTGTTTTTCGTGTAACTTAACCTGTAGATTTGCCATAGATTAGAAGGAGAATCCACCTTGGATCATAAGGTCATAACCTTTTGGAGTTAGTCTACCAGAAGCATCTACAAATCCATTGTCAGATAGTTGTTTGTGAAATTGACCATAGACTTCAGGAGTCTTAGAGTAACCATCATACTTAACGCCAGCATTCATAGAGTTACTTCTATCTACCATTGGAATCTGGAAGGAAGTATCTAAAGATTTATCAGTAGCATTCACTTGGAACCCATCTCCTTGATAACTACCATAGTAATTACCTTTAGTATCAGTTCCCATATTATAGGGACCAGTTGCATAGCTTATATTATTTATACCAGCTGTAGTACCAGAAGCAGATAACTCAGCCTCAGGTGTATAGTAGGCTCCTCTTATATTAGTAGATCCACCTATTGCTTGAGAAGCACCTACTGAACCATATTGTCCATCATAAGACACATCACCTTGTAAAACTCTATTAGTTAGATCTCCAAGAACAGAGAGTGACATATTTCCTAATCGTTTAGATAGATTTAAAGGTCCATTAGGAACTAGACCATACTGAGTGAATCCATTACTCTCATCCATTCTCTATCTCTTCCTCTTCTACGTATTCTGCTTCAATTGGTTCTTCGTTTTCTTTTATACCTACTTCACCTACGCCCATGATCTGAATAGTAATCCCCTTGTTACCCTTATTCTCTTTCTCAAAATAAGATGTAGGAATCATACGATCTATAAGCAGTTTGAGACAAGCCATCTGATCAGAGTCATTGTCATCTAAAGCTTTATCCATTACTTTCTTTACTACAAGAGTACTCTTACCTGTAAGCATAGCAGCAAGAATCTCTTGCGACTTAGCCTTAGTCTTCTCTGGTAGAATAGCAGGTGGAGTGTAGTCCCTTTTAGGGGGAGCAACCTTAACGGTTAACCCAAGAGCAGCTCTAATCTTGTTAGTCTCCTCTCTACTTCTCCTACCCTTTCTACGAGGCTTTTGTGTAGCCTTTGCCGTATCAATTGTTTCCGTCATTTATTTAGTCTTTAAGAAACTTAACGCCATCATAGCCTTCAGAAGTTTTTTTAGAATATTGTTGTGCTTTATTAGTATAATAAGATTGATTTCCTTTTATTGTAACTCCTGGATCTATTTTATTACCTTTAGTGACTGCTCGATTAGCTTTACCTAACTCTCCTTTTGTTGTAGGAAGTCCATGTTTCTTTACAGCTTCTACATACTCACCTGGTTCATATTTATATTTCTTTTCAAATTTAGCTACAGCAGGACGTACCTCTTTCTTAGCAGCTTCTACTGCAGCTTTCTTAGCTACTTCTTTCCCAGAGTTCTTAGCCATTTGTTTTGCAGCTAAACCTACTGCTGCTCGTGCTAATGCTCCTACTAATGGTGCTACCATAATCTATATCTCCTTAGTTATTTCCTGGTTTAGAACGTTTACGTTTTACTTCTTTATCTGCATTCGCTTTAGCCGAGATAACTCGGACATTAGACTTCTTAGTAGAACCACCAGAGTCTAGAGGTTTCTTGTGATCAGCTTGTCTTGGATCCCCAACTTTAAGTCCAGCTTCTTTACGAGCCTTGTTACGAGCAGCACGATCTTTAACACGTTTAGTACTAGAGGTCTTTTCCCACTCTAACTCTTTTTTATAATCTCGTTTGCCGTTCGTCATGTATGGCATGTCGCTTCGCTCCAATAGAAAATCTAACTAACTATGTAATCATTATAACATAGAAGAAACTAAAAGTCAAGTAAATTCTAAAGAAGAAAGTATTTATTTATTTTCTAGAGAAAGGATATTGACTTTAGATTAGAAATATGATATAATATTCTTATATTGATCAATTAGAGAAACTCTACTTCTAAAACTT